AATAGAAAGTTTAAGTTGCTTAAAAGACGATCTATTGGGTTTCGCACAACGGCTACTACCCGCATGTTATCAATGTTAAAACCGTCCTGTTGCGCTGTCTCTTTTAGCTCCGATAAGGTTAAATGGTTTACATACTGACCCTGAACAGGGGTGACTTTTTGACGTTCCACATGGAATTGCAAGCATTGCCGCACAGTGCTTGATCCGCATTTCGGTATGTTTAACAAAGCCACTCCTAATTCAGGCACAAACATCAGTAATAACCTACATCCGTTGACGGGAACTGACGGAGATCACCCGGCCAAACAATTCTTACTACGCCAGAAGAACCCGGTGCGCTATAATTCCCGTTTGGTCCAGAGCCACCACCACCACCACCGAATCTCCCGCCGGGACCCGCCGAATTAGCACCGCCTCCTCGCCCTGATTGTCCGCCTGAGCCACCACCGCCGCCAGCATTGTTTGTGGTGCCGCCAGAGCCACTACTGCCAGAACCCCATATTCCAACGCCGCCGCCCCCGCCCCAGCCATTTGTGTTTGATCCCGATGAGTCTCCAGCGCCACCACCGCCGCCAGAGCCGTTATTACCAGCATTGCTGCTTACGCCAGCGCCGCCATTGCCTGAATAGCCGCCAGCACCTGCACCTCCCGGCTTGGGTTGAGAGCTATTGGTGCCGCCGTTACCGCCACCATCTCCTGTATATGTGCCGCCACTGTTTGTGGGAAAGCCTGCTGAATATGGCTTACCCCCTTCACCGCCGCCGCCTTTTACCGTCCCTGTGTTAATAAAGTAACTATCGCCACCATTACCGCCGCTCCTGAAGCCACCACCGCCAACACGCACAGTATAGCTGCTACCCGGTGTCACTGAAATATTATTTTTATAGCCTAGCCCGCCACCAGCGCCACCAGCGCCGCCGTATGTACTCCGTGTGCCTCCCCCGCCGCCGCCGCCGACACAAACAATACTGACAGATGTTACACCGTCAGGACAAACCCATGTATAGGTTCCCTCGGTTGCATATACACTTTCACCTCTAGGCACTTCATCATCTCCTGCTGCTGATAGTAGCTTTTCTGCCGCACTCATCTTTTATTACCCCATATCCTGCCCGGCCACAAAGCCGTACCAAGTTGTACCGGCGTCATGCGTGTAAAACACAAACTGGTCCACCGCGTTAGCCGTTGCTGTCAGTGTAGGTGCCGTACCTCCGGGCCAATCTGTTGCGCCGGGCCATGTGACTGTAAAGCCAGATGCGGAAGCGTCCTGCACGATCTTCAATGTGAATGATGACGCACGGCCAGAGGCGACAGGATTACTAAACGTGAAAGTCGTGTTCTCCGTCAGCGTGTGACTGAAGTTTGTAGCGGCATCAAGGTCCACTGTCGTAGCGTTGGTAGTCGATGTAACCGCGACGTATTCTTCGCCAATCCCCGCTTCAAACAGGACTTTACTGCCTGACAATGTTGCCAGTGTTGTGCCGTCTGCTTGGAGACCCAAGTCCCCAGAAGCATCCCCAGTGGCAATGAGCCCACCAGTCGAAATATCGGCGTTTAATGTCGTTGCCATTGTGATTTCTCCTTACGGTGCCGTAGGCCAGTCAGCCTCTTCTAAATCAGGCCAATTTGCGTGCGCAGTGATGTCTCGCAATGCTTGACGATATGTTGCCCATTCGGCTTTGCTTGTATTGTCTAACGGGCTATCGGCAACCTGCGTAAAGTCTGACTGCATCAAAAGATTGTTGCGCTTGTCTCTAAGAGATTGCACATATATAGCGCGCTTTTCTTCCAATGACTTTTTTAAAGCCGCCTCCTCTCGGACAACTTCTTCTTCAGTCATATCCATGAAAACGCCATTTACGCACTTTTTCATTTTAAGTCTCCGATCCTAAGACATAAATCTTACTGCCAACAGCCGTGTCGTAACCATCAATTTTAACTCGAATGTAGTCATATGCCTCTTCATAGTTGATATAACCGTTAAGCAATGATGCGTACCCAGTACTTTGCCAGTGATTGGATGTGCCGCTATAAGCAGTGTATTCAGATTGCCCAAAGTTATAAATACTTGCGTCTAACAAGTATGTTTTATTGGCGTCACCACTTGTGTAACCTTTGATCCTACTCGTGTTTTGGGCGTTCCCCTGTGCTGTATTGCCTGACTCAGCTCGAATCCACATGTTGTTGTAATCATCATCCCTTGGGTCTTGCGCTGATGATCCGGTGGATAGGCCGCATACTATTTCCGCGTTCGTACCTCCACCTGTGTTTCTATGAACCACTATGACGCGAATAACATTGTATGCGCCAAGCCCTGTAAATTCATAAAACTGCGTGTCGGTAGCGACGGTTTGTTCTGCAATAGCTTCCCAAGCACCGCCCGCAGCATCTTGCCACGTAGGCGCAGAACTGCCGGTGCTTGTTAAAACCTGCCCGCTTGTTCCAGCCGATGTAAACGCAAGTTCAATGCCGTCACCGTAACCCGCGCCGCCTGCTGTTGGTGTATTACTGCCATCAATTGTTACAGCCATGTCTCGCTCCTTACGGTTTTACTGGCCAATCAGCATCTGCTAGATGCGGCCAATTAGCATGAGTTGTTATATCACGAAGTGCTTGCCGATAGGTGGCCATTTCAGCCGACAGTGTTACGTCGGACAATGCGAGGTAATCGGTTTCAGCCAGCTTACCGTTGCGGACTTCGCGGTTGTTGGCGGCACTATTGTCGTCGTACTGCTGCACTTCCTCTGCCGTCTTGTCCGACACAGTCCAACCAATAGACCAGCTAGAGCCACTACCTGTTGGTGCAGCTGCCTGCGCCACTGTTTGCGTCCGCTCTGTGAAGGACGGCATGTCTGCTACAGTTACAGGGTAGACACCCCACTCAGCAAGCATCTCGTCTGGGATACGCTTTGGAAAAGACGTATTCGGATTGTCACGGCGTAGTTGCCCTACGTTGTAGGGATATGTGTCTACACTTCCGTTTGTGGTTTTGACGTGCATTTAATAGTCTCCTAGTTTGCAGTTAATCCCAAGCGTTTGTTGCATTTGGGCCATCTATGTTCAAAGCTAGACCACCAAGTAGGTTTTCCGTTGGGAACGTGAATGTATCCAAAATAGACAAAGAAGATGGCGAGGATATGTCTATTGACGAAAGAGCGTCAGCGTTTGCTGCGACAACGTATAAAACAGAGTTAGCAACATCAATTGCTGTACGGTTGACATAAGCAAAATTGGTATTGTCTTTTAACGTGTCTAAGCCAGACATATTTGAAGAATTGCTAATATTGACAGAAACAACTGAATTTTCTCTTTCCCCCGCAACATAAGCAACATCGTTGTCTAAATCTAACGAAACACCATAGGCCCCATCCAATTCTGTCTGAGCATAGTTATCTAAGGTAGACATGCTAGATGGGTTAGATATGTTTATGGATAAAATGCGGTCCCCGCCGTAAGATGAAACATAAGCGACATTGTTTGTTGTATCTAATCCAATGCCGTAATGATTATAATATCCCGTACCATGAGCATCCAAGCGAGTCATGCTGCTAGGATTTGATACATCATAGGAAACTATGGCATCGTAAACGCCTACATATAAAGTGTCCGTAGAAAGGTCCAAGGCTATTCCACGGGAGTTGTCAAGGTTTGCGTCATATAAGATTGACGTTTCACTCAAAGAGGAAGGATTTGACACGTCGATGCACTGCAAAGTTATGGTGTTTTGTGCTATAACATATAGGTTGCTGTTGGCTGTATCTAGAGCCATTCCGTAAGCGTCATCAGCATCTGCAAAAGAGTCAAGGCGCGACATGTTTGTCGGGTCTGATATATCTATAGATGTGAGATAACTGTTGCCGTTAACGTAGGCAACTTGAGCCGTGACATCCACAACTACGGCCTGAGCATTCACCAAATAAGTAGCATCGGTAATCCTGCCCAACTCAACTAAGTTCGTAGGGTCTGAGCAATCAAAAGCAACCAATGCGTTTGCTACAGGTACATATGCAATCGTTGCATCTCCACCAGCCCCAGCAGCACCAAGTTGAGTTATGAAGTTTGTCAGGCTCATGCCATTGCATCCCCTGCGAGGAAGCCGTACCACGTTGTGCCGCCATCGTAGGTCAAGAAGCCAAGCACATCAGTCTCACCGCTTGCAGGAGCATCAGGGGCAGTAGCGCCAGCCCAGTCTACACTCGCAGGGTATGTCAATGTGTGAGTCCCACCCGCGGTTACTTTCAGTACAAAACCATAGCCTGTTCCGCTTGCTGGCGGGTTAGTAAACGTAAAAGTAGTGTTGCCAGTGGTACTAAGCACGAAGACGTTACCCGCAGAGCAATCAACGGACGGTGTAGTGCCTGAAATGTTGACCTGCGTTTCAGTGAGCGACAGGGCTTTTAAATCCCCGCCCACTGTTGCACCTGCCGCAAATGTAGCACTCTGATCGGTTCCCAATGTCAAAGCAGTAGTTGTACCGTTTGTCTTTAATAGCAGTGTGCCTGTTGTATCGCCTGTGTTGACGAGAGCCGTGCTTGTCGATGTACCCGCAGAAATAGAACTCATGTTATTCTCCTTAGATCACGACCCAGCGTTGACCGCTGGCAACCGTGACGGTCACGCCGCTGCTAACTGTTACCGGACCAACAGAAAACCCGTTTGTGCCGCTTGGAAATGTGTAGCTTTCGGAAGCCGTAGTAGTGTTTACGAGGATCGCACCGCCAGCTTCGGTGCCACCGCCGCCAATAGCTCCCCACGCACCATCAGCGTAACCCTCAAAAGCCGCGTCATCTTCGTTGTAACGGAGCATACCGTTAGATGCGCTAGGGCGCTGTGCTGTGGTGCCAGACGGCATCAACAACGCACTATTAGAAGTGCTGGTCGAAATGTAATTAGACCCATCCCCTACAACACCATGGGTATCTGTAGGCGTTAACCCACCAATATCATCTAGCGTGGGAAACTGCTGCTGTGCGTCCAGATTTGTCCGCGCCGCTGCAGCAGAGCTCGCCCCAGTACCACCATCCGCGATAGCCAAGTCCGTAATACCGGTAATCGAGCCACCAGTAATTTTAACCGACCCCATTGCAAAATTGTCTGTAAGATCAGCAACTGCTGCCCCCGCGCCCGCGCCATCCGCGTAAACGATTTTTGTGTCACCATTGGCTATGGTTACATTAGCCCCAGAACCCTGCGTAAAAATCGCACTCTGCCCCGAGTTGTTATACACGAAGTATATTTTCTGCGCGTTATTCGGGCTAATCGTTATAGTGTTTGTACCTGATGGGGACCCCGCTAGTACGAGCAATTTGTACTGCCCATCAGACAGTGATCCATCCGAAGTCGTCAACGTATGAGTGGTGCCGGACAAAGATACAGAACCAACACCATTGACAACGCGGTCTATGATGTCGAGGTTAAGATTTGTTGTGTCACCCCACGTCCCGGATTGTTCACCAGTGGCGATCTTCTCAATGCCGGTGTTTGTAGTATAAGTACTAGGCATGGTTTACTCCTGCACGCTGGTATTTGCGCTAATATACACGCATATAACATTTTCATCAACTGTTGTCACGTTATCACCTCTACCCACATAACCGTTTGACCGTCATCTATTAATTGCCACGATGGATTCTGGTCGGGGACTATCTCTCCCCAGACAAGGACTGTACCAACTCGCCCGGTAGCAAATACCCCAGATACAGGTGCGGTGGCGCCCGCTGTAACTGTTACAGTACCGACCCCGCCAGTGGCGCTAACACCCGTTACGGATACACCAACTTCAATACGAACCGCAACACTACCGACTGCACCTGTTGTGGCTAGCCCTGTGGTCGGTACGACAGCCCCAGCATCGACTGTAACACTGCCAAGTTCCCCCGTCGCGCTATTACCAGTGACAACAACATCGGCGTTGGCGGCTACAGTAACAGTACCAACCGCGCCGGTGGCCGCTAGACCAGTAGTAGGTACGTTTGCATCTGCAGTCGTAGATACAGTACCAAGTGCACCGGTAGCAGATACTCCAGTCGGGGCAACATCAGCGTTGGCGGCTACAGTGACAGAACCCACCGCGCCTGTAGCGGCCAGCCCAGTAGTAGGGACATTAGCGGCGGCGTCTATAGATACAGTGCCTATTGCCCCGGTAGATTCCGCTCCTGTTGGGGAGATATTAGCTTCCCCCGTGGCACCTACATCACCAACTGCACCTGTGGCCCCAAGTCCCGTAACCGGTACGGAGATACCGATGCCAACCTCTGCGGTGCCTAGTTCTCCAGTGGCTTCAACACCGGTAACTGCGGTATTAGCCGCAGCCACAACAGATACAGAACCAACCGCGCCAGTGGTAGCTAGCCCAGTAGTAGGTGCGGACGCCCCACCAGTAGCGACAACAGAACCAAGCGCGCTTGTAGAAGATACTCCTGTCAGGGAGACAGTTATACCCGTACCTTCAACAACAGAAACCGTACCTAAAGACGCAGTAGTAGAAACGCCCGACACCGTAGCCGGTATCGGTTCGCTCCATGCACCCTCAGACCAAGTTCCGCGGCCCCATCCTGTTATGTTAGCCACGGCGGAGCCTCCGTACTAACTTACGCTAGGCGTAGAATAGCGTTGGATGCGTCCGCCGTTGGGAACTGAATGGTAAAATCACCCGCTGTGGATGTCTTATCAGCACCAAAGTCAAGTACCGCTACCGCAGGGTTGCCACCACCTGATTGATAAATCAACGCGCCGCGGGCCGTAATAGTCGCCGACGACCATGTGGTGTCCGCAAAATCCAAATACGCTGTTGTACCTGACGTGGTAGGGTTAGTGCTAATGGTTAGCGTGTTACCCCCAGCGGTGTACCCGGTACCCGTCACCTCGTTAGATGTGGTGTAGGCCGTTGTAGTTGCGTCAAGTGACGCGCTAGACGTGTAGAGCGCGATCTTGTATGTTTGTGCCGTATCACTACTAAAATCCATCTCTCCATCGAGAAGTGCTTTTTTAAACGATGTACACATTGCCTGCGTGATTGCCATGATGACCTCCTTAGCTCACAGGGTTTTTCGGTTGTCCAGAACGGTAGGTATCACCCCGAAGTTTGCCGTCCCCAAGGTTTTTGAGCAGCCCAATAGATAAAGTAAACATCTTGTTATACATATCTACCATGTCTTGCTCGCCCTTCATAAACCGAATCGCTTCGACTAACGCTCCATTTAAAAGCGCAGAATCGAACTCATCCCCAAGCCACGTAGTGCCTGCGGTTACAATGGATTCGGGGTAATAGCCATAATGCAATTCAGCACTGTATGCTGTGTCGGGAGTAGGCCCAACAATAAACGCATCATCATTAAAGTTTGCGTAATGTTTAGGTAGTCCAGTACTAGACGCGCTTGGATATGCTTCACGAATAAAGTTTACATCTTTATCCAG